CGATTTGCCCCGTTGTATGGCGAATTCAGGTGTTTCGTCGTCACGGCTGGTACTTGACTGTATCTTGCACGGAGATGTTGGCCGTGCCCAGGAGGTGGCCGCTGCCTCCTACGCCGCGCGCGCGGAGTCCTTCTGGAGGACCGTTCCTTCTGTGTCCCGTGTCTTTCTACGGTACGCGCGCGCGCTAGGGTCTTCTGGGACCCTAGATAGGGAAAGCTCGATGCAGGTGTACGGAGCTGCCGTTGATGAGACGGTGGAGAAGCTCATAGAGCGCATCATTTCTTTGCCCTATGCGGATCCTCAAGAGGAACTCGACAATCTCCGGAAGCTCGGTTGGGAGTGTACCGACGACGAGAGGGAGTTATGGACGACGAGCGTGTGGGACCCCGACTACATTCTGTCGCCTGACGAGTTTCGCGAGGTTCTACCAGCAACCTGGCATAAGTAAGAGCGCACAGTCCACGGGTTAGCTTGTAACCTGGCGCCAGATATTGCGTATATATACCGGCGACTTAAGGGTCGTTCCATACCAGGCAGTGTCAATCTCCTACAGAGTTTGGACCAAGACTCTAGGGCGGCACTCGGGGTACCAGTTGCCAGGTACCTCTTAAGGTAGCCTTATTCCTCCGTAGTTCCATTACCCACTGGGACTCTGAATATGGTTCGTGTACCCGCACGAAGATACGAGGGCCACACACTCCCGTGACAGCACACGGTCGTTTGGCATGCGTAATTGTGTGCAGTATTCCTCCCATGGCATATGGGGTGTCACTATACAGTTCTGATATGTGACACCTCAACCCGGGTTGGGTGTACAAGTTGACCAACAAGTACGTCTGGTTCGGTAGGAGGTAGACTGGAAGTGGTGTAAAGCGGTCAGTCGCAGGGAACTAAATACCCTGCAGGGCAGACATATAACATGGTGTGTCATTTAAGCTTTGCTACATGTAAATGGGTCGTGCTTTTTCGGAGACTTATGAAGGTACTTGCATGCCGGAATGCTTTCTGGAAAGTGTCACGTGGTCAATTACAGGCATAAAGACGCGACTTTGCTGTAAAGGAACGGTTAGTTGCGCTACGCAATTATAAAATCTTTGGACTCTCTCTCATCTCCTCTTCGCTTTTTGTTGCCTATCGTCATGGGCGGCAAGAAGAAAGGTGGCGGCGGTGGCGGAGGCGGGGGCGGTGGCCCCAGTCTCGCTGCATTGGCTAAGGCGCTTATTGCGCATGTTCCCCAGCCTCAACAGAAGAAGAAGGGCAAGGGGAAAAAGAAGAAGAAGAATCGGCGTGCCCAGGATGAGCTTGCGGGCATCCAACAAGGGGTTGGCGCTGTGACTCGTGCTCCCTTCGGTTCGGGAAAAGGCAATCTGCTTGCATATTTTGAGGCGGATGACCCAGCGCATTTGGCGCTTCCCCGGCAGGTTGGAGAGTATTCTGTCATTCGGTTGACTGGGATAGTGCTCAGTTCGGACTATCTCACCCTCTTCACGACCTTCCAGAAAAATCACACTGAGTCGGTTGCTGTGCCTTCGGG